CCCGAGGGCATGTCCCTCGATGAATACCTGACGACCAAGGTGCTGTCGCAACCGGTCGAGAAGCTGTGGCGCGAGCAGCCGCATCTGCGCACGGTAGTGGGGTTCGTGGCCCGCAACATTGCGCAGCTCGGTCTGCATGTGTTCGAGCGCGACGCCGAGGATGGCCGCAACCGCGTGCGCACCGGTCCGCTGTTCGATCTGCTCGACGAGCCGAACAGCGACGACACCCAGTACGACCTGCTCGAAGCGACGGTGGCGTCGCGGATGCTGTACGACGAAACCTACTGGTGTGTGCTGCGCGATCTGCGCGCGCCGTCCGGATACGCGATCCGCCACATTCCGACGACGTGGGTGATCGGGACGCTGGGCGGCTCAGCGTTCAGCGTGGACGCCTACAAGGTGGCCATCCCGAACGCGGTCGGCAAGTGGGTGGAGATCCCGGCCGAGAACATCATCAAGTTCAAGGGCTGGGATCCGGTGGACCCCAAGGTCGGTGTGTCTCCGGTGCATGCGCTCAAAGGCATCTTGGCTGAGCAGATTCACGCCGCGGTGTTCCGGGACCAGATGTGGCAGCGCGGAGGCCGCGTCGGCACCTTCCTCACCCGTCCCAAGGACGCACCGGACTGGTCGGCCGGTGAGAAGGGCAAGACGCCGCGCGATCGGTTCATCGAGCAGTGGCAGAACAACTACGCCGGAGACCGGGCCGCCAACGCTGGTGGGACGCCGCTGCTCGAAGACGGCATGGAGCTGAAGCAGAACCGCTTTTCCGCCAAGGATGAGCAGTTCGTCGAGGCGTCGAAGCTGTCGCTGGAAACGTGCGCGCAGGTCTACCACATCAACCCGACCATGATCGGGCTGCTCGACAACGCGAACTACAGCAACGTGCGCGAGTTCCGCAAGATGCTGTACGGCGACAACCTCGGACCCGAGATCGAGAAGATCCAGCAGCGCATCAACAAGCAACTGGTGCCGGTATTCGCCGACCGCCGCAAGGTGTACGTCGAGTTCAACCTGCAGGCGAAGCTGGCCGGCTCGTTCGAGGAGCAAGCCGACCAGTTGCAGAAGTCAATCGGTGGTCCGTGGATGACCACCAACGAGGGCCGGGCACGGCTGAACATGCCGAAGATCGACGGCGGCGACGAGCTGATCCGCCCACTGAACGTCACCCAAAACGGTGACCAGAACCCCATTCCGGCAGAGCCGAGCGGCGGCGGCGATCCGCCTCCGGCCGATCCGAACGAGGAGAAAATGTATGGCCACCACAACGGGCGCAGCGTCCATGTCAGCCTCTGAGCTGGAAGCCGAGCTGGGGCCGCGGCCTGAGTACGGCGAGAAGTCGTTCGCGCTCAAGGTCAAGACAGATGGTCTGGCCGAGGGCGAGTTCATCGGCTACGCCTCGGTTTTCGGTAACAAGGATCTCGTCGGCGACGTGGTGATCAAGGGCGCCTTCAGCAACACGCTCGCCGAGTGGGAGCGCAAAGGCGTACCGATCCCGCTGCTGTGGGGTCACAACATGGCGGATCCGGACTTCAACCTCGGCTATGTCGACGCCGAGGAGGACGACAAGGGTCTGAAGGTCCACGGCTACTTCGACATGGAGTCGCCGAAGTCGGCGCAGGTGTATCGGCTGCTGAAGTCGGGCCGCGTCAACCAGATGAGCATCACGTACCGCGTCGTCGACGGCGCCTATGTGATGCCGGAGGGCGAAGGCAAGACCTACCGCGACGCCTATTACGAGCTGCGCGAGCTGGATCTGTTCGAGTGCAGCATCGTGCAGGTCGCCGCGAACCAAGACGCCGAGGTCATCGCGGTCAAGTCGGTGGTGTCGTCGCTGGCGTCGAAGGCCGGCCGCACGTTGTCGTCGAAGAACGAGGAAGCGATCCGCGGTGCGCTTTCTCAGGCGGAGGGGATCGTCACCGCGCTCAAGAGTGTGCTGCCGGAAGCAGATTCGGCAGACGAGAAAGACCAGGAACAGACCAGCGGTAAGGAACCGCCGCCCGATGCGACCGCTTCGAAGTCGTCGCAGTCGGATCCGGCCACGCCGAGCCCGTCCGTCCTCCTGGCGCTGGCAGAAATCGACATCCTAGAAAGCGAGATAGCGATATGACCGCAACTGCGGCAGCGCCGAGCCAGGAACGGCGTGATCAGCTGGTCATCGAGGCGAAGGAGATCGCCGAGAAGGCCAAGAAGGACGGACGCGACCTCACCACAGATGAGCGCGAGGAGATCGCCGAGAAGCTCACCGAGGTCAAGAGCATCCAAGAAGCTCTGGTGGAGGCCGCCAAGTCGGCCAACATCCTGGCGCAGCTCGACAGCATGGTCGTCCCCAACCAGGACGTGCAGGCTGGCGGCAAGGGTGGCCACCAGGACGTCGCCGCCAAGACGCTCGGCGAGCACTTCGTCAAGCACGCCCACGAAGAGCTGATCCGGCACAAGGGTCAGTCGGGATTCACCGTCGATGCACCCGAGTTCGTCGCGTCGAAGGCGAACACCGACCCCCAGGTGGTCGGTGGCTGGACCGAGGGCGCACCGTTCCTGACGGACTTCGACCGCACCATCGTGCAGGCGTTCCGTATCCGCCTCACTGTCGATGACCTGCTGTCGCAAGGCGAGATCCAGGGCAACGCGATCAGCTACCTGATCGAGGGCGCGCTGGAAGGCGACTACGCGACAGTCGCGGAGGCCGGGGCGAAGCCGCAGCTGCACTTCGTCAACCCGACACAGGCCACCGACGCGCTGAAGAAGATCGCCGGCTTCATCAAGATGACCGACGAGTTCCTCGAAGACGCCGCCTTCCTGAAGTCGGAGATCGACAACCGGCTGCTGTATCGGCTGGCCTACACCCAGGAGCAGCAGCTCCTCAACGGCAGCGGCACCGGGCAGAACATCCTCGGCCTGCTGAACCGTTCAGGCATCCAGACCGAGGTGTCGGCGTCGTTCGCGACCACCCCGGCGGACTGGGAGAAGGCGATCTTCAGGGCGGCGACGAAGGTCGAAACGAACAGCGGTCTGCCGGTCGACGGCGTGGTCATCCACCCCACCGACTATCAGACGTTCAGGCTGCGGCAGGACGGAAACGGCCAGTACTACGGCGGCGGTTTCTTCCAGGGGCAGTACGGCGTCAACGGCAGCCTGGAGAAGCCTCCGCTGTGGGGATACCGCACCGTCGTCACGCCGGCGATCGCGCAGGGCACCGCTCTGGTCGGTTCGTACCAGATGGCGGCCACCGCCTACAAGAAGGCTGGCCGCGGTGTTCGTGTCGAGGCTGCGACGCAGCACGCCTCGGACTTCACGAGCAACTTGGTGACGGTCCGCGCAGAGGTTCGTCGGGCGCTCGCAGTGCGCGTTCCGCTCGGCTTCTGCAAGGTCACGCTGACGGCGTAGCCGAAACCACCCCAACACCCGCAACAACCCAGCTGAGGAGCTGACATGAAGGTGTACAAGATGATCGGCCCGGCCGGTCTGGAAACGACAGTGCAACTGTCCGACGAGGACGCGAAGGCGCGCGGGCTCAAGGCGAGCGATGTGGTCGACGAGACCGAGCCGTCACAGCGTGACTTCAACACGTTCGGCGTGGACCAGGAGCACGCCGACCGGATCGAGCACGGCGTCACCACGGACGGCAAGGCGGCGGTCCCGTCGAACAAGGCGGAAACCCCGGCCAACAAGGCTGCTACCAAGTAGCCGATGCCTCTAGACGCAGACGCCGCAGCGCGGGACGGTGCTCAACGTTACTGCGGCTGGCACGTCACGCCGATCAAAGAAGGCGACGAGGTCACGCTCGACGGGCCGGGAGGTCAGCTGCTGATGCTGCCGACGCTCGCGCTCGTCGAGCTGACTTCGGTCATCGAGGACGGCGTCGAGGTTCCGATCACGGACCTGTATGTGTCGAAAGCTGGGATGGTGAAAAAGAAGTCGGGCGGCTGCTGGTCGCGGCACTTCGGCTCCATCGTCGTCACGATGACGCATGGCTACGCATCTGCGCCTAACTTCGAGGCGGCGGTGGCATCAATGTCTCAGCGGTGGTCGCTGGAGGCTGCGGGTGGCCGGCTGCGCGCGGTCGGTCCATTTCAGTACGACGACCTGTCACGGCCTGAGCAGGAGATGCTGGCGTCTTACCGGCTGGAGTCGCGGCCGTGAGCGAGCAGGTGATCCGTCACCGCGGCGGCGGCCGCGACGAGAACGGTCAACTGGTACCCGCGACGAATACGCCGGTGTCGGCGATCGGCGTGGCGCCGGGCGGCGGTTCGCGAAGCTCACTGCAGGCGCGGGAAGGCGAGAGCATCGCCTGCACGGTCTATTTCCAGCTCGGAACCGACATCGTCAACTCCGATGAGCTGACGGTGCGCGGCGAGCGGTACAGCATCATCGTCAACGATTGGCAGATGGCCGGCCAGGGCGGCTTGGAAGTGCTGTGCACCAGGGGACAAGGCTGATGGCGTCGGCGGCGTTTCGGCTGAACTTCAAAGGCGGTCGCGAGGTTCTCAACAAGGTGGCGGCACCGCTCATCAACGCGGTCGCACATCAGGTCGCTGACCGCATCGGTGAGGACGCGATCGTCGACGAATACACCACCGACCGGGCGGCGGCGGCCGTGTCGGTTCCGGCTGAGCGGCAAGCCAAGGATGGTGCGCTGACACGCGCCGCCTCGGCGGCTGGTTTGGAAGTCCGCGCGAAGTGAACGGCTATCTCGAAGTCTGCGCGAACATCGCGATCTACGTGGCGATGACCATTCTGGCCGTGGCGGCTGTCGTCGTCGCTGTCAGTGCGGTCGGATTTGTGCTCATGGGTGTCATCAACCTGATCGATGAGTTCAGGCGTGACTGATCGCGAGCCCCGCGACGTCGCCAGGATCGTCAAGGACTGGCTGAAAGCTGATCTAGCGTCACGGTTTCCGAATCTGTCGGTGGCTCTTGAACTTCCGGCCACCTGGGCGTTCGGTGCCGACCCGGTGCTGGTGGTCGAGGATGACGGCGACGCGCTGCGTATGTGGCCAGCGGCGACGTCACCGACGATCCGTGTCACCTCGTGGACGTCCGGTCGTGATCGCCGTTACGCCGCTGCGGCGATGACGCGACTGCTTACTCCACGCACGGTCCCAGGCGTGAAGATTCGACCCGGCACAGGAATCCTCGAGGCCCGTGACGCGAAGACTCGCGGCGACCTCGCTTCGTTCACGGTGCGGGCCCGCGCTCGCACCGCAATACCGCAGTAACTACTGCGCACAAGCAGCCTCGCCTAACCGGGCGAGGTGTACTGGCCCGCAAGGGCATTCACGAACGCCCTTGAAGGAGGGAATCGAAAATGACAGCTCCTACTGTCAACGCCGACGCCACTCTGATCCCGGATCAGGCCGAAGTGTGGCTCGTGCTGGCATCTGAGGTCGACGACATCGCCGACATGATCCCGACTGCGGTAACCGATGACCTCGACGCGCTCGGCTGGGACTTCTCCGGCCTGATCGACGACCAGAAGGGCATTCCGCTCGACCCGTCGATCGAGGTCAAGGAATACGACGCGTTCGGCCACCCGAAGTTCCGGGTGAAGCTGAAGAAGGGCAAGCTCACGACCGGCTTCACCGCGTTGGAAACCAACGCGGCGACGAAGAAGATCGTGCTGCCCGGCTCGGCACCCAACAAGATCGGCAATCCGAAGGATGTGCAGATCTATGTGCTGTACCGCTTCGTCGACGAGGACCGCACCACGATCTGGGTCACGTTGACGAAGGCGCCGGCGGAGCTGAAGGCGCACGGCGGCATCATCGACGGCGAGCTGTCGTGGGCTGAGATCACCGTGCACCACACCACCGATGCCAGCGGCGACATCTTCGAGGTTGTGACCGACTCGAGCGATGACGTGGCGAAGACGTTCACGATCGGCTCCGGCGTGACCGGTTACACCGCGACGGTGGGCCCGAACACGACGACGTCGATCACGCTGAAGACTGCGGCGGCGCTGCAGTCGGCGCTGCGCGGCCTCGCCAGTGTCCAGGCGTTGCCGGATCCAGGTGCAACGGTCACCGGTCCTGACGGCGGTCCTCTCGTCGTCACCTTCACTGCTCCGGTCACTCCGGTGTCGGCGTCCGGCACCGGCGGCACTGTGACGGTCTCGTGACCGCAGCAAAGGTGACTCAGCTTCCTGCGCCCGAACCGGATCCGCCCAAGAAGAAGCCGAAGAAGGCTGCGGCGGTGGAGGCGCAGGAAGCTGAAGCAGACGACGGTTTCGTGACCATCGAGCAGCGCGGAATCAAGTTGCGTGTCCCGGTGGGCGGCAAGCTGCCCATCGCGGCTGTCGATAAGTTCCGGATCGGCGACAACTACGGCGGCACAAGGGAAATGCTCGGCCCCGAGCAGTGGAAGAAGCTCAGCGACGCCGGTTTGACGCTGGATGAACTGGACGAGCTGGGCAACAAGGTTCAGGAGCTGCTGGGAAACTAGCGAGCCTCTGCCGCCTGCTCGATGCGCACGGCGGCGCGATAGAGGCGGACCTGTTGCGCTTCTACCGGGTCGATCTTCTCGACTTCTACCGCGGCACCCTGTCGGCACGACGGCTGGGTGTGCTCATCAAGCATCTGCCGGCCGAGGCTGCGCTGGTGCGGGCGCTCAACGGCGGCCAGCCGCCGTTGTCCCGCACCGAGCACCTGCTCTCGGATGTGTGGGTTGTTTTGGTGAACATCCTCAACCCGAAGAGCCGGGTCAAGGATCACCCGGTGCGCGCGCAGATAGAGGCCAAGGCGCACACGGCGGCCAAGGAAGCTCGGGTCATCGAATTGAGAGCGAAATTTGAACAACGCAAGCGCAGATACGGATTGGGGTGACGTGACGTGACGACCCCGATCGGTTACGCCACTCTCCAGTTCATTCCGTCGCTCGACGGGGTGAGCGATTCCATCAACAAGCAGCTCAAAGGCATGCCCGGCCTGGGTAAGAACGCCGGCAAGCTGCTGGGCAGTGGTATCGCCTCCGGGATGAAGGCGTCGGAGTCCGACGTCAAGCGCGCGATGGACGGCTACTCCAAGCTGTACGACAAGCAGAAGGACGCCGCCGGGAAGCTGCGCACCGAGCTCGACAAACTGAAGGATCTTCAGGAGCGCGGTGTCACTGGTGGTCGGCTCACTGCTCAGGCGGAGAGAGCGGAGAAGGCTCGCCGTGATGAGGCGCGCGCGGTGCGTGAGGCGCGCGACGCCTACAAGGAGTATGAGCGTGCGGCGGAGAGCGCATCTGGTGCGGGTAAGGACGTCGGCGGCGGGCTGCTCGACAAGCTGAAGGGTCTTGCGGGCAGCGCGAAGTCGTCGGGCGGTGAGGCTGCGTCGGGTTTCGTCGAGGGGTTCGGCGGGCCGATCGCGGAGCTGGGCACCAAGGCTGGGCCGATCGGGCTCGCGCTGGCTGCTGCGGCTGCGCTCGCCGTTGGTGCTGGTGCGATCATCGGCAGGCAGGTCATGGCCGGCATCGAGCAGGAGCAGCAGCAGGCCGACGTGGCCGCGAGGCTGGGCCTGTCGCCGCAGCAGATGAAGCCGATCGCCGATGCGGCGGCGGCAGCATACGCAGCCAACTTCGGCGAGTCGGTGGCCGCCAACATGGACGCCGCGCGCGCAGCGATCCAATCGGGTCTGCTGAACCCCGATGCGACGGCTGCGGACACGCAGAAGATGGTCGAGCAGTTGACGACTGTCTCGAACGTGATGGGCGAAGAGATCCCCGCGACGGCGCGGGCGGCGCAGCAGGCGATCCGAACGGGCCTGGCCAGCAACGCAACTCAAGCGTTCGACCTGTTCGTCAAGGCGCAGCAGTCGGGATTGAACGTGTCGGAGGACTTCCTCGACACGATCACTGAGTACGGCACGCAGTTCCGCAAGCTCGGCCTGTCCGGGCCCGAGGCGATCGGCCTTATCAACCAGGCGGTGAAGGGCGGCGCCCGCGACACCGACGTGGCCGCCGACGCGATCAAGGAATTCAGCATCCGCGCGGTCGACGGGTCGAAGACGACGGTGGATGGTTTCACGCAGATCGGTCTGAACGCTGACGAGATGGCCGCCAAGTTCGCGGCCGGTGGTCAGAGCGCGCACGACGCGTTCGCTCAGACGCTGACGGCGGTCCGTGGCATCAAGGATCCGGTGGAGCAGTCGCGTGTCGCGGTTGAGCTGTTCGGTACGCAGGCAGAGGATTTGGGCGGCGCGCTGAACGCCCTGGATCTGTCGAACGCGGTCAGCCAGCTCGGCGCTGTAGATGGCGCGGCGCAGCACGCATCCGACACGATGGGCAACACGACCGCTGGCAGCATCGAGGCGGCGAAGCGTTCGATTGAGACGGCGTCGAACAGCATGCAGCAGTCGTTGGCCGACGCATTCGGGCCGACGCTGAAGCAGGGCGCGGATTTCCTGGTGTCGCACCAGGACGACATCACACACGCCTTCAGCTTTATGGCCGGTGCCGCAACGGAATTCGGCGGCGCTGTCGCTGGTGTCGGCGGATCGATCGTCTTGGCGACCGGCGTCATCATCGGCGCGATCGGCGACACCGCAGGGTTTGTGCTCGACGGCTTCGAGCAGATGGCCAAGGGAGCCGCAGTCGTTGCACGCGCTGTCGGCGCCGAGGGCCTCGCCACCGACCTCGATCATGCCAGCGCGCAGCTCGGCGTCTTCTCGGACCAGTTCCACGGCTGGGGCAAAGGAATGACCGACGCTGGCGGCAAGATCATCAACTTCGGTATCGACCTGCATAACCTCGATACCAGTTTCGGTGCCACGCAGCAGAGCGCGCAGAACGCTGCCGCGCAGATCCAGCACGTCAAGGAGACTGTTGGTGCGCTGCCGGGCGGCAAGCAGATCAACATCGATGCGATCGTGACGTTCAAAGACCCTTCTGGGCTGGTGATTTCACCGGATCAGCTGAAGACCCCGACCTACACGCCAGCGACGCCCGGTGAGTCGAACAGCCGCCGTGCTGGCGGGCGCGCGTCTGGTGGCCCCATCTTCGGCCCTGGTGGACCGCGAGCCGACAAGGTTCCCATTTGGGCATCCAACGGCGAACACATGTGGACCGCTGCGGAGGTGGATGCCGTTGGCGGACAAGCGAATATGTACCGCCTGCGCGCTCTGGCGCTCAAGGGTGCGTTCAGAAGAGGCTTCGCCGGCGGCGGAGATATCTGGGCGCTGGCCAACGTCACGAACGACGGAGACCCCTTCGGTGGTGGCGGGCAGAAAACCCGGCGCCGCATCATCTGGTGGGGCGGCCCGGACGACCCACCCATCGGCCACACGCCCGACATGCCGCAGGACATCCTGCCGATCCCCGGCAAGCCTGGCCAAGACCCGCCGAACATCTTTGGCGGCTCACCCGGCGAGTGGCCGCCGAATCAGGACTTCCCGAAACCCGGTGACCCGCGCTGGATTTGGCGCCACAACCGCCGCGGTATCGGCGGACTCGGCGCATCGCTCGGATACAAGGACGGCGGCGCGATCGGCCCGGACGTGCGCGTAGCTGGCGATCTGGTCGGCACGCCGTACGACAAGGGCAGCCGCCACGATTGCTCCGGCATGGTGGCCCGCGTCATCGACGGCACCCTCGGAATCCCCGACACCAACCTCATGACGACGAAGAACGCGTCGGAATGGCTCGCAGCGCGCGGATTCGTTCCCGGTATCGGCGGCAAGGGCCAGATCAGCGTCGGCTGGTATGACCACGGCCCCAATCCCAACGACGGGCACATGGCGATGACGCTGTCGGACGGGAGTCACGCCGAAGCTGGTGGCGGTGTCGGCGATATCTTCCAGATCGGTGGCGGTGCCGCCGGCGCTGACGATCGCCAATTCGATCAGCACATGCACCTGCCCACCGTTTACGGCGAAGGGCCCGCTGGGGGAGGGTCGGCGTCGCCGTTCGCTGGCGGGTCCGCGACGGCCGCGATGACCGGCGGCGGAAGCTCCGCAGCCGCCAGCTCCAGCGGAGGCGGTACATCGTCAGGCGGTGGCGGCGGTGGTGGTGGCGGCAGCTTCAGCCTCAGCGGCTTTCCGTCGTCGCTGGCTGGCTTCGGCTCGTTCGCCGGCGGCCAACTGGGCGACCTCGCCAAGCTCGGCTCGGCGGCAGGATCGTTCATCGACGGCCAGGTGGCGTCGGTTCTCGACGTGTTCGGAGTTCCCGACTCGCCCGGCTGGCTGAAAGGCATCTCGCAGCTCATCGGCGGCATCTCGATTGGCGGTGGCGGCGGATCGGCTGCGCCTTTCGCGGCGGGGCCAGCCGGAACGGGCACACCGCCGCCTGATGACGCGGGCAACATGCACGGCGCCCGCGCAGGACAGGCGCCGGGCCCGACCTACAACATCACTGCGCGCGACACCGAAGACGCCTTCGTCAAGGCTCAACGCGTCGAGCGTGAGAAGGCTGCAGCGAAGCTGAGCAGGTACTGATGGCCGTCGCGACCATCACCCTCGAATCAACCAATGGCGACTCGGTCGTCGTGTCGGCACCCAACGATGACTATCTGAAAGACGACATCGTGCTCGACACCGAGCCAACGGGCATGTACGACACCGGGTTCAAAGTGCGGACCGTGTCGGGTGCCTTCGAGATCGGCGGCCGCATCGTTGGCGAACAAGTGCCGATCCGCGAGCCCATTCTGCCGTTCTGGCTCACCAAGGCGTCACGGCCACGGTTCCAACGGCTCTGGGGCACGCCCGGCAACTTCCAGAAGGTGAAATGCACCTGGGAAACCGAGTCCGGGCCCCGATTCCTGATTCTCAAGCTGGCCAAAGAGATTCAGTACGAAACCGAGGACGGCTTCGACACCGACAAGCCTGACGACGTCTACCACGCTGTCGTTTCCGCGATGGCGGTCAACCCGATGTACGAAGGCGTCGAAGATCCCGCCGAGTGGGCGAACCCCGACGACCGGTTCACCGTCGTCGTGGTGGCGTCGGCCGGCACGTTCCCGCTGACGTTCACGCCGAAAGTCGGATCACCCACGACGATCACCGTGGCGTACAACGCAGCTACTGCGGCGCTGCAGTCGCAGCTCGAAGGCATCGTGGGTGCGGGCAAGGTCACCGTGACCGGCACGCCGAGCAACTACCAAATCGTGTTCGCGGTCGGCACCAACGGCGTGCTGACCGCGACGACAACCGGCCTGACAGGCACCGGCATCGGCCTGCTGACCAAGAGCGTCACGATCCACTACGCGCCGAACACGGGCTGGTTCGACGTGTGGAATCCCACCGACCAGCCGCTGTGGCTCGAGTGGGCGCTCGACCCGGCCGAGCAGTGGCAATTCCCGGACTTCGCCTTTGGGCAGGAACGTAAGTGGGGCCGCGCTGTCGGTGAGGACGCGGCCCGCATGATCGTGACACCGCAACTGACACAAATGCTTTCGGTGATGTCCGACCCGTTCATGGACACGTACGTCAATGCCGATCTGTCCAACGCGGCCGGGCTGTTCAACGGTGTCGAACCGATCTACGCCGTGCCGCCATACACCGCGACGTCGGTCGATCCCGTCGTGATGCCGGTGATCTGCAAAGGCCCAGCAGGCGCGAAAGTGACGCTGCGGCAGCGCCGTTTCTGGTCGGCTGAAAGTGGGCTTGAGTGATGGCCGACGAGCCGGCCGAATATACGACTCGGCTGCATCCGGTGCCGCTCGTGGGCGGCAGCGTGACGGCCGGGCTGTGGTGCGACATTTGTCTGCTGCCCAACCGCTATGAGGCGCCGGTGTACGCGCTGACCGCTGAGGGCCCGGTGCGGATCGGCATCGTCAGCCAATGCAGCGAAGGGCACACGCCGTGAGCGCGATCCGCCAGTTCACCTGCGGAGAGCCCGGCCCCGGTGACGCGCACTGCACCGAACCGGACCCGGCGCACCGCTATTCGTGCTACGACGCGGGCAAGGACGTGTCGTTCAATTACCGGCAGCACTTTCGCCACGACTGTGACGACCCGCTGTGCGAACGGCAGCACTTCACGAACGAGGGCGACTGATGACCCTCGCCGCGTTCGCTGAGCCGTTCACCGGCACCGACCACGACGACTTCACTGCCTGGGCGCGCGAGCTGCGTGAGTACCGCATCGAGCGTGCCTACGACCGGCCCATCATCAAGCTTTACGACGGCAACTGGGTCTACCGCGGCACCGTCTACGGCGAAATCACGGGCAACGTCGGACTAGAGGTGAACGAGACCGGCCTCATCAAGCTCGTGCTGCCGATCGACCTCGACGACCCGCGCCGCACCTGGGCGGCGTTCTGGGCGCTCGACGAAGAAGGGCGCGGCACCAACAACATTCACATCATCGTCGAGACGATGGGCGCCCGCATCGGCGGCCGGATGAAGCCGAAGCACGGTGTGTACGTCACCCGTGGTGAAGACGGCGACACGGTGACGATCGACTTCCTCGACGACATTGAAGAGCTGAAATACGTTCACACAGCTGGTAATCCGTTCCTGCCTATCAGTCTGATTCAGCAGCCGAAGGCGTGGATGCTGCTGGCCCAGGCCGACCACGGAATCCTGCTCACGATGGCGGCCAACCTGCTGCGCCTGTCGTTGACCAACGTCGACATCGCGGACTTGTTCAAGCTGCTCGACCCGGCCAACTGGACCATCCCAGGCCTGGTCGATATTCTGCTCAACTTCTGGCAGCAGTCGCAGATCGTCGTTGTGCCACGCAGTTTCGGTGACTCCGCCGCGCCGCTGTCGCTGGTGATCGGAAGCATCCGAACCAACATCTTCGACGTGGCCGCGCCGATCTTGGAAGACGCCGAGCTGCAATGGGATCTGCGGCG